GTAGCCCTAATTAATAGTTTTCAACTAAGAATACTAATAATAATTTTATTATGTAAGTTTTGGTAAGTATGGTAGTGATGGTTCCACTATTTTCCCATTAACGCTTATCTCAACATCTCCTCCTGTAGTCGAGGTAGAATTGTTCAATTTATATGCTGAGAACAAACACTTATATGTGAAAGTAGTAGCTGCATCAGCAGCGTGTGCTATATCCAAATACTCAACAAGCGACTGGACGAGTGGTGCGTTTACTCCATCATAATGCACTACCAATGCCCCGATTGGTAATGACTCATGAGAGTGCGATATATCAACGTCATCTGGATCTTCTATGTCCACGTGAACGTCAGCACCTGTTGCCTGTGTTGCTAAGAAAAGTGGTGATACTACTTGAATTACATCATACACTTTCTTTGCGATCTTAATTCCTCCCTGAACCAGCTTAAATGCGTCCTTTACAAATTGGTCAATCTTCTTAACATCTAACTTCCCATTAGCAAATGCTGTGAAAAAGTCAGTTCCTGGTATTTTGTAATTTCCATTGCTATATGGTAAAGCAAAAGAATTTAGCTGCTTGACTGTATTTGATAAGTTCAATTTTAGTGGTTGCATAACGATCACGTAGTCACCGACTCCTTGCGATGTAAACAGATCTTTATGCAGTGCGAAATTTGCTTGTCTAAAACGTGTTCCTGGTATGTGTAATGCATTGGATATGTTGGACACGGAACTAATTGCTCTGTACCAACTCAAATTTTGATAAACCCTCAATATGTCTTTCTCTGATACTCCATCATATATACGATCCAACTGCTGAAGCTGTGGATTCATAAATTCACAACTCCAGTGTATGTTCAACGCTCCTGCTGATAATTCCTCTGTTAATGGCGTTCCATCAAATTTTGTTGCTTGTCCTATCTGAAATACATATAAAGTCCCCATTTTCCGAAATCTCTTATCTCCTTGCTGTCCTACGAAGAAAAACTGATCATCATCCCTCTGTGGCATTGTAAAACTCCAATTATCTCTAATCTTGCCCTGTACTGAACCTTGATGTGATCTGGCTATTCTAAGCAAATCTGTCGAATTATTTGCTTCTGGAACATCCATTGGATCAGTGTCAATGTAAGCTAAAAATAACCCATTAACTGCTGTAGGTAACATAGAAGTATATGTTACTTTTACTTTCGTAAATCTGTATAGTTGGTATGTGTTACTTATTAACTCAAGTCTAGTATTGGGAAATGATGTTGGTGAAACATCATATTTGGCTACTAATTTTATGCCATCCTTTGCTGATCCGTCTAATAGTTGTACTGGGAAAACATCCACTTGTCGTATAAAATCTATTCCTTTTGTTTGTATACGTTTTCCTAAGTTTCTATTCACTGTCTTTGATTTTTTCTTCTTCAGTTCCTTCTTAATCTCTTTGATTTCGAACATTACTTTATTATTATTATTATTCTTTGCTAGCCCGCGTCTAGCATCTTTTGCGGATTTCTTTTTTCCGTTTCTTGAATTTTGTTTTTTCATATTTAATCTTGCTCTTAAATGTGTGTTTTGTTTTGTTTCTATTTCTATATTTTAATGACTCTTTTTGTCCATGCCTAGGCACATGGCCTCGTTTCTTCACTATCACTCTATTAACTATATCTTTGTCCTTTATTCCTGATAGTGATAACAAACTATCCAAGTTATCAATATACTTATTCACATTTTTTATTTTCAAAAAACTACAAAATCCTCTCTCTTTTAATCTCTCATTTAACTTTTTAGCATATAACATTGTTTTATTGAACTTAGCGACTTGTTCGCCATGATCTAACTTAAAATTACCTTTTCGAACAATGTCTATGCCTGCTACAATATCTCCTTCTTTTTCAGGTACTGGAAGCATAGTAGAAATGTACGGTGTTAACAATTTACTCACAAAATCTATAAATTCTAGTTCACCTAACGTGTTAGGTTTCTTGTCATTAAATTGTTTCAATATTTCACTATGTTTCCCTTGAAATGCTTTTTCAAATGTATCATTCAACCGATGTGTGTCAACTAAGCCTGCATAAGCATCAACATGTAACCTCTTCGTTTTTAATAACCTGTTGTAGCAATGCATGCCTATAGCTGAAAATATATTATCTGGTGGTCCCTCTAATTTTGGATTGTAGCACCCTGACCACTTGTTGAACAAATTAGTAACATAGTCATATTTACCATATGCTACTAAAAACTTATTCAGCACGCGTTCAGCGTCTACACTCTTCTTACCATCAGTTGTCAAAACCTTTCCTACTAGTGATAACTGCGAATTACCTTTAAAAGCCTCAACAGTGGTCTTAAAACCAAGTGATGAAGCGAATCTCCTAAAATTTCTTAATTCACCGTTCTTCAATAAACTATCGTCACCATAACAGTAACGTATACAATCATAAGATTTTGATATACTATATTTTTTGACTTTTCTGTAATACATAAATTGTAAAAACCCTGCTACTAATGTGTTTCCAACTGTTGTCCAGGCTGACCCTGATAACCGTAGGCATAAAGCAGCAATGTACACTCGCTTTCTTTTGTCTTTTAGATGTATTTTATGCTCTGATTTACTTTTGAACTCAAATTTAAAATCTGTGTTGAGTTCCATCATAAGTAATTTTAGCAACTTATCTGCATGTAATTTTTCGAAAAAATTTACACAGAATACTTCTATTAAACGAAATGGTAAAGCTTGAGATGATTCAAATGAACTATAATCAATTCCAACCGTATTTAAAAACATTTTACCGGACAACATGGTCTTTCCTGGTAAATACCAGGGAACTCTATCGCAAAACAATTTATGTAATGCAGCGGTAAAAGGTGTAAACTTGGCAACAATGTCAGGTGATGTGTTGCTGATCATCCTGTTGTAATTGACTTTTCCAGTGTAAGCCTCTCTTTTTGTAAAAATCCCGCATTTACTCATGTCACTCTTATTCTTATCTGAATTGTGTGAAATTTTTTCGATTACTTCTCTATGCTTGGTTTTAAGATGGGTCTTACTTGGCACTATTTTACCTAATTGTTTGACCATATAGCTAATCATTTCCTCAGCTGTATCCATGATATACAAAGGAAATTTTGCTGGGCTAACTTTCGTTAGATATCTTGTTATATGTGCATGAGCTCCTGATTCTTTACTTTTAGTAGGCTCCGATCCAAAGATAGGACCAGCTCTAGAACTCATTATGTTTCCGCTATTTGGTGTCTGTTTAGGTGGTAGTGATAGTACACGTTCTTGACTAACAACATTTTTTAGTTTTTTAGGTACATCAATTCGAACATCTGTCTTTATTATTTTAACTTCTTTCAATTTTTCGTTGCAAACTGGCTTACCATATCTCAAATCATATGTGTAAGGTAGTGTGCCGCTCTCTTTGATGTATCCACTAAACTCTGAATCTCGTGCAAATCCTTCAATATCAAAATTATCTGGTGATACCTTCCTCGTATTATTTATCGTAGATGCCCTGTCATAATTGGTGGATATGGACATTGATAAATAATCTTTAGTTGGTATTAAATGAAATTTCCCTTTGTACATAACCAACGTTTTCACGTTAGATACTAAACCAAATATTTCTCTATACTGTGGTTTCTTTACATCGAAAAATCCTATAGGTAGTACGGCAGTTGCCTGCGCATGTCTTACCAGATGATGATCCCCAACGTTAAAATGGGTATTACAAACAGTTACTTGAGCAAATCCAGTACTATAAATAGCATTGGAATTGCACCTATTTAATCTAAACGTCTCATTAACAAATTCATCTCCATTAGCCATTTGCTGGCCATATATTATGTTTCCATTGTTAATCACTGCTGATCTAGTCCATTCACTAACTGGTGTAGGGATATACTCATAAGAATCTATGTTATCAATAAGTAATTGTGAATATTGTACGTCATCCATATGTTCACTAACATCTATCATTATGATGGTTTTGCCTCTAGGATAATGTGTTTTAACATTATACCTGAGGTCTCCGTGATGCATATACATGCTCGTACCTTTGCTGTCTCTTTTTGTACCATAATCAACATAGTCGATTTGTTTTTCTTTCAACAATTTCTTGAGATTTTTCCTGAACATTCTACGGCAATCTGACTCGTAGTTATGTCCAACCTTATCATTCCTGATGTGCATGAGCATAGTGCTCTTCAAACCACGAATGTGCTGTCTTATCTTATTTTTGATTTTGAATGATTTTATTAATGATGCCCTAACACTCATGTATTGTGTGTCAGTCATCAAAAAATTAAAATGTTTTAGTAGTATTATTTTTACAATTTGGGTATAACCCAATGTCTTGTGATACATGCAATAATACATCAAATTTGCATAGCATGGTATTTTCGGTCTTCTTCTTGCTATCGTGCTATTCAAATATATGATTGTCATATCCAATACGAAAATTATAGCTAGTATTATCAATGATACAACATGTTGACGTAAATAACCAACACCTGAGTATTGGCAGATACCGTTATTATATGCGTATTCATTAATAAACAAATATATTCCTCCTGCTTTGATATTATCGTAACAATTTCGATATGATAATCTAATGATAATTTGATGTAATATTGATTTAATTATTGTAGTTGTTAGAATTACTATAACAAGGGTTACCCCCATTAGTTGAAACAGAAATAATAAAGCATGCTTAAATTTTATAAGTATAACAATTGGTATAATTATAAATATAAACATGATATTAATACTGCTCCATCCTTCGCCCAATAGCTTAATGATATTGGCAACAAATTTATAAATAAATCTGGTCAATGTCATATGGCACCAATCAAAAAACATAAATGTTTTCCGATAGATACCTGCTATTATTTTCTCTAGTAAACCCATATAATCCGTATCAAGGATGATATTTTTTATGTTCAGTAAAGTTCTAACTAAGTCTTCTTCTGAAAATGTTAAGTTGCCTGCTAATCCATATAAACTAGTCATAAGTAATGATGCATGTGCTCTAATATATGCCATTGACGTAGTCATGACTTCTTTTATCTTATTAACATTTTCAAGTTGTTTCTCTATTAATTTGCCCATAATTAATGGGTCTTTTATCTGATATGTGCAAATAAATGCTGTAATGATTATTATTATAATTATTAATTTGTTATTCATTTCCACAATGCTGGTTTAATTTTATTTTAACGACTTTCA